GATGACCTGCATCACCACGCCGCCCGCGACGCCGAGCCAGCCCAGCACGATCGGCAGCACGATGCGGCCGATGGCGACCACGGCACATACAATGATGAGCCAGATCAGCAGCGAAACGAACCAGGCCGCCGAGAAACACATCACACCGCGCCCCCGAGTTTCCCGAGCCACGCCCAGACGTTACCCAACGGGCCGTCTGGTGCCGGTTCCTCGTCGCCGTTGAGCAACCGAACCACCTGACAGAAGCGTGCGATTTCAGACGATGGCGGAGGTACCGGAATGTACGTCGGCGGCATCCCCAGCCGAATCGCCGTCCCCAGCCGCATCGGCGATGGCTCCGGCCATTGTCCGTGCCGCATCACACGCCCATCCACGCCGAGTTGTTGCCGAAGCCCTCATACATCGTGACCGGCTCGCGCAGCGGGCGCGTCAGGATGCTGTCGACGCTCTCGGGCCGGGCCTCGCGTAACCCCATGGCCAGTGTCCTGGCGGCATCGGCCGCGTGGCTCGACCAATCATGCACCGGCGCGTCCTTGAACACGCCCATGCGGTCGTTGAAATCGCGGTGGTAATGCACGAGGCATTCGCGCAGCCGCTCCGTCCTGACCCGGTCGAACCAGCAGCGCGGCAACAGCATCTTGACCGCGTTGATGCCGTCATCGATGTCCTGGCGCGGCAGCACGCGCACCTTGCGGCCGTTCGCGCGCAACAGTTCCTCGCGCGTCTTGCCGGTGCCGAGTTCGCGTGCCCCGGCATCGTGCGGCAACAGGTCGGTGCCGTAGCGGTAGGGCCTGCTGTCGAGCCATTGCACGTAATGCGTCAACGGCTCGCCGGTGGCCTCGTAATAGTCGATGACGTGAACCTCGCGGCCGACAAGTTGCGCGCAGATGATCGAGGTCGCATCGCCCACGCCCAAGTCCCAACCAGTCCAGACGGGAACGGCGGGATCATACGGCACGCCGCAGAGGCGACCGTCCACATCCAAGGCCAGCATTTCGTTGCGGTAGATCGAGCCTCGGATCGCCGCGTCGAACGAAACGAGCATTTCCTGGCTATATTGGTCCTCTGTGAGCATCTTGCGGATGTCCGCCAACTCATCCGGGTCCAATATGCTGGTCTGGTCAGCCCGCAGCACGAGGGAGAACCAGTCTGACGTGCTCTCTGATAGTTTGAATATATCGTGGAAATGGTTGCGGCCCTTCGGAGTACCTATGAACACGGCCCAACCCTGACGATCGGAGAGCGACGGACGCAACACTTCGGGCCACGCGCGAGGGTCCATGTCGCCGAACTCATCCAATACCATCCCGTCATGATATGTGCCGCGCAGCCTGTCATAATTGTCGCAGCCATAGAGCCTGACCCTGGCACCGTTGTTAAACGTCACCATCAAATCACTCTCACGCTGTTCCACTCCCGGAATGCCGGCGGTGAAGCGTTTAAGATACGACCACGCAATGTCTTTGGCTTGTGCATATGTCGGAGTTATGTAAGCGTATCGACCCGCGTCCCTTGAGCATCGAAGCGCGGCGTCGATCAGATCCATCACGCAGGCCACCGTCTTTCCGGCGCGGCGGTGGGCGACGATACATGCCCAGCGTTGCTTGCGTTTATGAAACCCGGCGAACTGCGGACGCGCGACGTAGCCGAGTTTAAGTTTAGGAACTCTCGCGGTCGCCACGGTCAACGCCTGTTATGATCATGACCGGCCCGCCATCGGCGCCGGTATGCTGAGTCACGGCGAGGTCTGGTATCGTCTTACGGAGCAGCCCGAGCGCCGCCCTCACCTGATCGGATGTCATGTTTATCTTATTTTCAGCGTCTAAAGCAAAACCGTTCAACCGGTTAATAAGCTGACTCGTCTGGATCTTCTCTCTTGTCAGCGCGTCGTGTTTTTGGCTGAAACGAGCCGCCACGATCAGTCTCGCCTCACCGCGAGAGACGCCGCGTCCACGGTGACGGCGCGCAGCTCGCCGAGCATCAGCACATGCACGACGGCGACCTCGCCCGCGATCGTTGAGACCACGGCGTCGAGACCGGCGAGCGAGCCGCCGTTGAGCCTGCACGGGGCGCCTGGGCGCCACACGCTATCGGCCGGGGGAAGGTGCTGGCGGAACGCGTCACCCGCTTGTAGCGCCTCGACGGCGCCCGTGGCGACGTAGGTCGGATGATCGCCCGCCATGCACAGGCGATGCACGCCTCGCGTGTAGCGAGCGGCGACCCAACCCTGTCCGGGCTGGAGGGCGATGAACACGTAGCCGCTGAACAATGGGGCATGAACGATGTCGGCGCGGCGTGGTCCGTTGCCGCCGCGGCGGCGGGCGTAGCGCGGGAGGTATGTGTCGTATCCCGCGAGTCGGAGGCCGACGCTGGCGATCGGCTCGGCTTTGGGGTGCGTTTGGGCGACGGCCCAGCGGATTCCGCCGTCGGTGCCTACGCTCGCCTCATTGCGTCCGCACGGCAAGGCGCCGGTCGTGACCGTGTCAGGCATGGATTCCCGCCATATTTCGGACACTGCCCAGAAAAGCATCTCGTAGTCAAATGCCTATCGTGGCGCCTACGGACTGACGCCCGGCGACCGCCGCCCGAAAATAATCTCTCCCCCCCCCCCCACGAATAACCATTGACGGACTTCACGTCAGATCGTATATCCCTGTCATCAACACAGGGCATCCCGCCCACGGAGACTTTCCGATGCGTGACTTCTCTTCCTCGACCCGCTGCCGCCTCGCTCGCAAGGGCATCTCGATCCTTCGGCCGGTGGCCATCCCCGACATGACTTCGGCCATGCCCTGGGCCTGCGCCGATCGCGGTTACGCCGTGAACGACGCCGGCTGCCACCGGATCTGGACCTTCGCACAGGTTCTCGCGGCGGCCGCCTGACCCTCCGGGGCTTCGGGCCCCGGTTCCCCTGAACGAACGAAGGAACCCACGCCATGACCACTCACCAGCCGATCACTTCAGACATGACAGTCGCGCAGCGCAACGTCGCCCGCGCCGCCAATTACGCCGGTTTCGCGGCCAATCTCCGGGCGTTCGCCGAGCGTCAGGAGGCCCGCGCGCCGGGTCGCATGGACCACATCACCACGCCCGTCCTGGAAGCGGCGATTGTCGCCGATCAGGTTTCCGCGGCTTACGCGTCCGGCGACAAAGAGGCAGCGGCGGCTGCTCGCGAGGCGTTCGCCCTGCTGTCGATGAACCCCACCATCGACTCCGCTCACCGCGGGTAAGCCCCGCTTCCCCTGAACGAACGAAGGAACAGCGACCATGACTGACATTCTCACGATTACTGAACTGACCCGCATCGCCATCGTTGACGAGACAGGCAAGGTACGCGGTTCCGATTTCGGCGAGTGCCTGACCCACGACGACGCTGAGTTACGCCACGAGTTGCGCGGGTTTGGCTCCGGCACGTTCACGCTTTACCAGATGCCTGAGTGGCCGGGGATGACTGACGCGGAGGTCTACGCCCTGCCGAGGTCTGTCGATGCTCTGCTGGCCCATGGCGCCGTGCCGAGGCGCACCATCACGATCGAGGCTTGAGCATGACCGGCTTCGCCCCCCTGTCCGTCCCTCGCCCCGCGCCCCTGGACGCCCCTGTGAGCGCCGTACAGGCCGCCGAGGCTCCCGCCGCTGTCACCCACGCGCCGCCCGGCGTCATCCCTCGGGGCGCCCGTCTGAGCGCCGCGCTACGTATCATCCGCTGGACGGCCGGCACCCTCGCGGTTGAACTCGGCCTGTCGCCGTCCACGACGCGCAACTGGACGTTGGGACGGCAGCCGCTGCCCGAGGTCATCCTCGACTGGCTGGAGGGTCTCGCGTCGCATCGGCTCGCGAATCCGCCGCCTCCGGTGCCGGACGGTCGGGTGCCTCGAGGGTAGCGATGCGGTTGAGCAGGCTTTCGAGGCCGTCGTGAGCGAGCGCGAGCATGACGCGGTCGGCGTCGTCGGCTCCGTCGTCGCCGCACAAGATGAGCAGCATGCTCAGGGCGCGGCGGATATGATCGGCGTCGCGCTCGGTTTCGGTCATGGCTTTCATTTTGCTCCCTGGCCCTCAGAACGCCGTCACGGGCGCCCAAGCCTGAAGCCGCCCGCTGGCACGGGGTAACGGCGGGCGGGCTTCCTGACCACGTCCAGGCGCTCTGGCGGGGCATACCAGCGCATGAGCGCGGCGAGTTGGCGGCGTTCCTCTCGGGCGTGCGGGTTCGTGCTGTTGAGGCGCACGAGGCCGCGCCGGGCGGCGGTTTCCTGCGGGTCGATGAGTTCGATGCCCAGTTCGCGGCGCATATGCTCGCGGACGGCGTCGGCGGAGAGCGGCGTGCGGCACCACAACGCCTCGAACCGCTCCCACGCCTCGGGGGTCATGAACGGGGCGCGGCGGGTCAAAACGCCAGCACGACATCGGCGGCGAGCGGCGCCGGGAGAGGATACCCGCTCCGCGCCAGATCCGCCGCCGCGCCTTCTTCCATCACGCGTCCGCTTTCCGCCGGCGTGCCTTCCCAGACGGTGCCCCACAGGCCGGTCTCCTGCGCCCGCAGCAGGCGGGCGATTTCCGCCATCGTCACGACGACCAGCGCGCGGCCCTCGTGCTGGTCGCGGACGGTGACGGCGAGGTCGGGCGGCAGCGTCGTCTCGTATGACACCGCCTCGCCGGAGGCCCTGGAGGCACGCAGGACGGCCGACGCCTCCGCCCCGGTCCTGACCACCACCAGCGTGACGCCGTTGCCCAGGGCGTGCTCCCAGGTGTCCGGAGCGAGCGGCTTGTGGCCCGCCACCGATGCCTCGCGGTCCATCACGGCGAGCGCCGCCACCATCTTGGGGCCGACCGCCTCGACCGCCGCCGCGTCCGATGATTCCAAAGCAGCGCGGTAGAGATCCCAGCCTCGGCGGTAGGAGGCGAGGGTTGGTTGGGAAATTAGTCTCTCCAACCTCCCCACGCCCCACTTTTGCTCACTGTCAAAAAAAGCCTGATCAACAGGAACCAGGGCAAGGCGGAACCGGGTGTCGTCTTCAAACCGTCTGGATGACATTTTTGATCCTCTGAAACTGGCGTGACATGGCCGAAGGGGGGCGTGACATCAGGCCGTGACAAAATCCCCCTAAAGGGGGATTTTTTTGTCACGCCTTCTTGTCACCCTACGCCCGTGACAATGTCACGGGATGTCACGGTGTCACGCATGTCACGCTTCGTTTTCATCGCACAACCAAACCCACGGATCTTTGACATTGATCAATCCTTTTTGCATAAGGGTTTGCATCCCCCTGTGGAACGCCTGACGGCGAGCGTCAGCCTCTACCCCAGGCATTTTTTCATATATTCCACGACGCCAGACCTCGACTGTCAGTCTCTTGACGGTACCCGCCATTGCCACGTCTGGTCCTTTCATGGCCTGACGCAGCACGGCGAGCATCAGTCCGGCGTGACCGCCGATCTCCCGGCGTGCCTGTCCCGCGTCATGTTCACCGGCACCCGCGGTCTCATCGAGCACCGGCACCAGGGACGTTCGCCCGATACCGACCGCGACCTCTTCCATGATGAAGCGGAGCACCTGTCCGGCCTCGGCTTCCTTCTGGTCCACCACGGTCACTGTCATGCGTTTGCCGTGCGAGACGATTTGGTAGGCGGCATCCCAGGCGCCCCGCAGGGCGGAGGTGCCGCGGGCGCCTCGCGACCCGTCCTTGCCCTCGTGGTGTACGAGGGCGACGGTGCAGCGCAGTTCCTCTTTCAGGTAGTCGGCGGCGGCGATGACGGCGCCGGTTTCCTGCGCGCTGTTTTCATCCGCTCCCGGCATGGCGCGGGCCAGCGTGTCCACCACGAGCATCCGGAGGGGCACGTCGCCGATGCGCGCCCGGATGGTGGCTTCGAGGGCGTTGACCTCGGCCGGCTCGCGAAAGTTGACGGCGCGTCGGACGATGAAGAACGGGATATCCGGCGCCATGTCGTAGCGTTTCAGCATGGCGCGCACGCGGAGCGACATGCCGCCGATACCCTCGCCCATGACGTAGACGACGGCGCCTTGCTGGACGGCGTGCCCGAACCATGGGCGTCCGTCCGCGATGTGCAGGCCGACCGACATCATGAGAAACGACTTGCCCGACTTGGGCGGCCCGTAGGGCACGACGAGGGACTGTTCGGGGATCAGTCCCGCTACCAGCCATTGGGGTGGCGGCAGGGCGAGCAGTTCGGCGATGGTGAGGATAGCCGGTTGTTTTGGCTGTCCGGTTTCCCCGGCGGCGGTGATTTCATCGGTGTCATGCCCATTCGCCGCCGGGACGGGATTGAACGGCGCCACGAACAGCGGCCGGGTTTTCCTGGCCTCCATGTAGAGCGTGCCGTAGCCGATGCGGGTGGGTGGGCTGTCGAACCAGTGTTGCCAGCGTTCGTCGCACTTCGCCGGATCGTAGCTGTCGTGTTTCGCGGACCAGGCGTGCCAGGCGTTCAGACCCTCGCCGCGTCCACCTGACGCGCGCCAGACCGCCATCCCGATCCGGCACCATTCGTCCCAGTCCCGTGCCGTGTTGGGAATGATGGCGAGAGCGGCGGTGATGGCGCCGATGGAGCGTTGCGGGTCCGGGTTCGAGGTGGCGGGCGGCGACTTCGCCGCGGCGATTTTCTTACCGGCGTCCAGGAACGCCAGCAGTTCCATGGTTTCGCTTGAGATGTCCCGGATCGTTTCATATCCTGGGATGATGTCGGCGGTGAATGTATTGTAAAAATTCACTGGCCCTATGAACAACTCGACCTTGTGCCCTCCTGGCAACCATCGGTTGGTTTTCTGGCCTGGTATGGGGTTCGTCGTGTCGTTGATTCCGACGATACGGATGCCGGTGCGTGACGGAGTGATGTAGGCGAAGGAATTACACTGGATCAGGACGGCCTGGACTTCCTCGGTCAGTTCGCCGGTGTATTGGTCGCGGCAGTGATCGAAATCCAGCGCGATCAGTCCCTTGACGATGGCGAAGCCGATACCGGCGACCATGGGGCTGTTGATCAGCTTATCGAGCGCCCGTTCCATGGTGAACCACGACGCCGGATTGTTTGATGTCGCGCCCTCGCATGGCGGCTTGTCGAGTTTCCCGTCCGGTTTGCGGACCAGCGCGTGCGGGAGCCATCCCGCGTCCGGCAGATGCGGAAGCAGGGGAATTGCCGCGTTGCGGATCGCGGATATGTCGCTTTGCGTCACCGTCTGCCCGTTCCCCTTTCAGGCCCGGCCCAACAACGGGCCGGGCTGTGGCGGCGTGGGCGACTAAAACGGCATCGCGTCTTCCAACGCGGCGCTTCGGGTTTGCTCGGCCTGACGCGGCGGCGGTGTCATCGCTTCCGGAATCGGACGCGCGGCCTGGGGAGATTGAGAAACCGGCACCGTGCGAGGGCCGAGCACGTCGGGTCGGGGTGTGTATCCCTCGACGCGGAACACCGGGGCGTAGTTAGTCGAGGTCCGGGCGCCGGTGCCCGACTTCACCGCCACGGTCGAGGCGATGCAGATGATCGGGATCTGCCCCGCCGCCGTTTCCGGCGCGTGGATGATTTGCTGGTAAAGGTCGTCCATGGCGTTGACCAGCACGGCGGCGTTGCTGCACCACTCGCGTACGCCGTCGATCGCGTTGCCCGCGATCTTCACCCAGAAGCCTGGACGGAACAGGTATTTGCCTTCCGCGTCCTTTTCCTCCGGACGCGTCGGCGCCGGGTTTCCTTCGATGTAGGGCGCCATGAACCGCACGGGGCCTTGTGGGCCGAACATCACGTAACCGGCCTCAAGCGTTCCGATGTCGAGCGCGAAGCGGGTGCCGTTCGGCAATTCGGTCGCGTCCGAACCGCCGTCAACGCGCTTGTCCACCTTGAACATCTTGCCGGCGCGAGCGTCATACTTGCATATCGGCAAGAAATCGCCCGTGGTCGTCTTCATTCCAAAAGCCATGACATTTCACCTTTCACCATTGTCGTCGATTGTTCGAGCCATCGACACGCTCATCACCGGATGGTGGCCTTCACGTCGTTGAAGATCCGCAATCCGGGTATTGCCCTGGTGCCTGTCCTGATGGCGGCGGCGACCAGTTTCTCGTTCAACATCAGCCAGTGTTGGGGCACCGCCTCGATGTTGATGATTTCGTATTTCCAGTTGGCCCGCAGCGAGGTCACGCCGCCGGTCTGGGTATGGGTGCGCGAGAGATCCGCGACTGAGGCGTTGGCGCGTTGGACGGCGTGGAACGCATCCTCCGCCGCCGTTTCAGCCGCCTCTCCATCGGTGCCAGCGCGCGCCAGTTCCGCCGCCTCGACCTCCAGCCGCGCGGCCTCGGCGATGGCGGCTTCCCGCGCCTCGGCTTCCTTGGCGCGCAGGAAAGCGATGATGCGTTGCTCGACCACGCCGCACATGGATGCGAGCCGGTCGGTGATGCGCTTCGCGCCGCCGTCGATGAGCCGTTGCGCGTGCAGTACCGGGTCTTTGATGCGTTTGCGGGTGGCGTCGGTGTCCGACAGCGCCGTTTTCATCAGCCGCGCCAGATCGGTGGCCCGCCCGGCGGTGCCTTCATCTCCAATGCCGGCGGCGGTGGCGGGCAGGAAGCGTTCGTAAGAGACGGCCAGCGCGTCGGCGCGGGTGGCGTGGGTGGCGTATTCAACATCGAGCCAGACCGCGATCGTGGCCGGGTCCAACGCGGTAGCCAGATCCACGGCGGGGGCGTTGCCGAAAGAGGGCGGCGCGGCGGTGGCGAGGTTCACCGGCCGCGTTGGATCGGCGGGCGGCGCCTCGATCAATCTTCGGTATTCCGCCTCGGAAATGGCCTCGCCCGAGGTCCAGACCGCGTCCACGTCCGCCTCGGCGCCGTTGATCTCGGCGACCAACTGGCCGAGGCGGGTATAAATACGCGCGCCCACCGGGGGCGCCCCACGGGCGAGGCGAAGGCGGAACCACCCCGGCTCGGGCGCGTCGATGCGGCGGGATGGCTGGCGGGCTCGTTCGCTCATGCGGATGTTCCTTGACTATGTATGGCCGTTGTCTTACACAAGCGACCCATGGAGCGCAAGACAAAAGGTGTCACGGTGACGCACAAGACGACGCATAAAAAGCCGTTTACGCTTAGGTTAGACGATGATTTGCGGGAGCGCGCCGAGCGAGTCGCTCGTGACCAAAAGCGCACGTTAACGTCGTTGATGACGTACGCCCTTGACCGCGAAGTGGCGGCGATTGAATCGGCCGGACGTAAGGGCCGCGAACCGGTCACCGCCGGATCGCACCGGTAGGGGCCGGCGCGATCCACGTCAGGCCCGGCTTCGTCCGCGTCACCGTCCGCCCCGCCCCCTTGGCCCCCTTGGCCCCGCGTGGCTTCGCCGCCCGCCGCACCGCGCCCATCTCCGGCAGCGCCCAGATCGCCACCATCACGTCCTCGCGCGCGACGGGACGCACGATCAACTCATGCAGGTTCCCATCGTTGCTGATGAGACCTACGGTTTCGCATAAGTCGAGAGTTGCCTTAGCCCAATTATCTGAATCACGGCGGCTGATCGGCACCTCGATCAGCGCGTTGAAGCGGCAATCCACGGGCGGGATGCCACAGAGTTGGCGGCGCAGTTCCCAGCCCGCCGAGAATGCCCATGCGCGGTAAGCGGGCGAGCGGACGCGCGGCTGGCCCGGTGCCCTGATCCACAGCGCGTTGAGGCTGGGACAGCGCGGCATCGTCACCACCCGATCGGGCGTGGCGTCTGACCAGTGCCCGCTCACCGCGCGGGTTCCGCGACGGGGTATTTCCCACCATTCGCATCCGCGATTTGTATCAGGCAGACGCCGCAATAAGGCCGCCACCACTGGATAAACGACGCGTGTCCCTGACACCTGACGCACGTGACGCCATGGAACGCGGAACGGCCCGAAGCGACGAACGGCGGGCCGCTCATGACGCGGCCGCCAGTTCAATCTGCCTTGTGTCGGGATACCGGTCGCGTTTTGCGTTGGCGTCGTAAGCGGAGAACGGCACCGCCCGGTAAAGTCCCGTGATCGCCCACCGTTGGAACTGCTTCAGGCCCCGGTAGCGTGCCGGATCGGTGGCGCGGCAGTCGTAAACCATGGGGTATGGCTCTATCCCGCGCTCCACCATCCGCTCGAAACGATGATGGATGCGCTCCCAGGTCTCGTGCTTGTCCCAGCCCACCAGCATGTAAGCGCGCAGATGCCGGGCGGGCACGCCGGCCGCCTCCAGCATGGCCACGCCCCGGAAGAATATCCCTTCATCCTTCAGGTTGTCCCATGCGGTGTAGAGCTTCCGCTCCGAAAACCTGTCGTCGCGATATTCCACCGTCGCCACCGCCTCGGCTGCTTCCGGCGACAGGTGGCGTACATTGATGCCCTGGTTCAGACAGACCTTGAAATCGCCGTCGCGGATTTCGGCGATGCGATCACGCCATTCCGGGGCGCCGAAGAAATCGTTGTCCAACAGGTGCAGCTTCTTCGGGTGCCCGGCGCCGCGCCATATCTCCGCGATGCGGTTGGTCGAGCGCGCTTTGCCCTCTTTGGCGGGCACCACACAGAACTTGCACGACAGGCGGCAGCCGCGTTGCGTGAAGCCGATGGACGGCTCGAACGCCGGATACAGTGAATAGTCGTAATGCTCGTATGGGCCGATCTCGTCTTCGACCGTGCGCTGGCTCGTCGTACCGGTTCCACCCAGGATCGCGCCCGGCCACGCGGCGAGGAAGCGTGCGATCTTTGGCGCGCTGAATTTGAAGATGGTTGAGCCGTAGACGCGATCGTAGTCGCCCTCGAACAGATCGCGCTCGGCCTGGTGCGTGAACGTCACTTCGTCGCCGCGCGCCTTGTGCCAGTGCGCCAGCTTCATCAGCGCCAGGTTCGGCAGGCTGCCGTCGATCTGGGTGAGGCGGATACGCATCAAAAGACCCCGGCGCCTGGGGAGTCGCGCGTCTGACGCCGGGGAGTCTGATGAACACAATCGCATTGTACGCACGGCACGTCGGCGGGCATCGCGCCGCCCTTGCGCGATCGGCGCCGGGGGATCGTTGGCGCCAATTCCGTTGCTCGTCTCACTGCAACAGCGCCCAGAGCGCCCACAGCCACACGCCGACCACGGCGGCGGCGACGGCGCGAGCGGCGAGGGGAAGGTGGCTCACGCGACCAGATCCTGTGACGCCAACTGGCAAAGAAAGTCGCAGGCCGGCGCCGTGGGGTTGAGCGTCGGCCAATCGGGCGGGATCTCGTCGATGAACAGCCGGACGCCCGCGATGCGCGTCAGCCGCGCGCCGAGACGCCGCGACAGTTCCGCGATGCGATCGAACCGGGCCGGAAAGTGCAGCCGTATCGCCGACCAGTAATCGGGCGAGGTCGCTTTGCCGCACGGGATGCAATTATTGTTCTGAAAGCCCAGCAAATACATCACGGGCAACGCGATACTCGCGCCCTCGACCATCGCGAGGCACGCCGACTTGTCGAGACCGGCCACGATCAGCGGGTTCTCGATCTCCAGTTCGAAGAACGTCGATGCCAGCCGCTTCGCCCGCGCCTGATCGTTGGCGTCGCAGGTGTAGCCGAACACATGCACATCGTCGGGCCGCTGGAACATCAGCCGCGGCGCGACCTTCAGGATGCCGGTGCAGGGCGCTCCGTCCGGCCCGGCGATGAAGCGGCGCCGTTCCCACACGTCCCAGGTGTCGGCGTATTCGTCCGACCGCAGCCGGAGGACGGACACGCCCCACCAGCGTTCGCAGTCGGCCAGGAAGCGTTCGTTGTCCGGGTGCTCGGCGCCGGTCTCGCAGTAGGCCACCACGCCGCCTGGGTGGGCGCGCAGATCGAGGGCGATGGCGACGGCGGACGCCGCCCCGCAGCCGAACCAGCGGACCCGCCGCCCGCTCATCGCCAGCCGGCCGGGTGATCAGGTCCGGCCTCCCGCGTTGGACATTTTCGCGGGATCGGCGCCCCGGACTTTCCGCGTCCTCGCTGCGCGGCGTTTTCGGTTTTGCTCTGGCTTTGCCGATCGTATGCCATTTCCCGCTGCCGGCGCATGACGCGCCCGACGACGCGGGCCACCAACTCGCCGATCGGCACGAAGTCGCGGAGCGGACTCATGCCGCCCGCCGCCCGTATCGTTTCGACCAGCACGCGAGGCACCACGCGGCGTCAGCCACGCCCGCTTCCACCGCTTTGTCCCGGCGTGTGAACAGGTCGATGGCGTCCAGCCGCGACGGCTCCACGCCCGGCCGCAGCGCGAAAACCTCCGCCGAGCCGCATGCGCAGGACGGGAACAACGCGGCCACCTAGTCGGCCAGCGCGGCGGCGATGAACGCGCGAATGCGCGCCCGCGTCGCCCGCCTCGGCTCGCGACCCCGGCGCAACTCGTAGACGAGCCCCGGATCGCCCATGCACTCGATGCCGAACGCCGACGCGCTCATGTCCGAGGCGCGCAGGAACAACTCGACGGTCTCAAGCAGCGGGTCGGTGGCGAGGTCGGGATCGGGGCACATGACCCGCCACACAATAGGATGACGCCTACGTAGTCAAGCGCGACAACCGGGGTAGCCTACGAACGGTTCCCACTTGGCAATAACCTATTGACTCGCCTAGGATGGCGTCGATGCCAACGCCGACCGCCAGACGGAAAATGATCGAGGACCAGAAGTCAGCCGCCGCCAGAGCCTATCTGGAGGGCGCGCTGCCGCTTGGCATTTGGGCCGAGGCCAGCAAGAAAATCGGCCACAACCATGCCTTCATCCAGCAGTATATCAGGCGCGGGAAGCCGAAATTCCTGACCGAACCCGACCGCGATCTGTTGGCTCGGACCTATGACCTCGACGCCGAGATGCTGAAGCCGCCGCGCAAATCAGTCCGCCCGATCAGGCGGCGACCGGTGTCGTCCGCTCGCGCGAGAAGGCCGCCGGCGACGATAGCTGGATCAATCCCAGATGCGACAACCTGGTGGAGAACGCGAGCAAGGCAGAGATCAACCACCTGCTCGACCAGCTCTCTGGTAAACAACTGGCGTTCCTCCATAAAATGATTTTGGCGGCGGTTGGCCTGGCCGGGAAAGCCGCCCCGCGCCGCGAGGACTCGGGCGCGATGGCCGCGTAGTGGTTCGATTTGTCCCATGCGTGCTCCCCTGATCGCATCTTTTTATCGGATCGACGGCCTATCCGGCGCTTGACCACCCGATAGGCAATAGCCTATTGTCGCCTCCAGCAAACACGGCTGAAGGCCATCATGTCATCGCATCGCGCTTTTCCCCTACTCTCCGGCGTCAGTACGCTTCCCGACACCATAGGTAAGTCTACGCATGGATCACCATATGGCAAGCCGAGTCTTGTAACGGAGGTGGTACAATTACGCTGCGAGTGTGAGGACGGTTGGGTCTGGCGACCACGCCGCGGCGGCAACGATCCTGATGGCCGCATGGAAAGATGCGAAGCGCCCGGCTGCGAGTCTGGTGTCCTACACCTAAGCTGCGACACGCCCGGTTGCGTTGGTTATGCGACCGCCGTGGAGGACGGGCAATATTTGTGCGGGCATTGCGCCGCGCACCTGAGAGCCGAGGCGGACCTCGCCGCCATCGAGGCGCTGACCGACCACTGCCGGGCCAGGGAGCACGCCATCCCCTACGCGCTGCTCTACACCGCCGTGGCCGCCATCGGGCGCCTACGGGGCGAACGGACGTGAGCGAGCAGGCGGACATCGAGCAACTGGCCGACGAGGTCTCGCCGTGGTCCGCGTCGATCGCGACCCGGCTGCGGGCCGTCGCGTGGCGCGTGGGGCGGCTGGAGCGGGCGGCCGATGAGTTGGTCGATGACGCGAGGCAGACGGCCCTGGCCCGGCACGGCGCCGTCCTGGCCCTCGTCAGGCGGGCCGGATAGGCCGGCGTGGCCTTACGCACCGCCAGGTCTGACATCCTCGATCGGTATGCGGCCGAGGCGCTCGACGCGCGGCGGGCCAATGTCGCCGTCATCCGGGCGCGCCAGGCCCTGGAGCGCGCCACCATCAGGCATCTCAGGGCGGAGGCCGCGTTTCTGCGCGCGGCGCGGGACGAAACCGGGGACGCGATGCGACGGCTCGTGATCGATCGCGCGGCCCAATGCCTCGGCGGCAGGAAGACCGGCTTGCTCGGCACCGACGCCGTCGCCGACCGGATCGACCAGCGTGCCGCCGATCTTGAGCGGGCGCGAAAGCGGGAACATGCCCCGGACGGACGGCGGTAACGGCCGGGCCGCTCAGTACCACCCGCTCGACGCGCGGGCGATGGAACGGGCGTGCCGCCGCCTCGCCGCCGATCTCAGGCGCGAATACGCCGCGGGCTGGGGGCCGGTGCCGCTGACCTGCCCGGACGGCAACCGCTTCGGCGGGCGCGGCAACACCATCAGCCGCCTGGAGGCCGCCGATTCGCTTGAGGCGCAGGGTGATCGGTGGGCCGACGAGGTGAGGACGGGCATCCTGAACGTGATGGACCGGGCTAAACTCGGGTGGTGAGACAACGAAAGGAACGACGATGCCGGGATCGAGATTCCAGACGGCGGCCGACAAAACCAAGGCGTTGCGCCAGTACGAGGCGCTGAAGCGGTCGAACATGGTGGTCAGAGCCGTTGTCATCACCGAACTGAAAAGCGGCGATTACCACGTCCTGGGCCAAAATCTGGTCCCGGAGGAAATGGCGCCGCTGCTGGTCGTCGCCGCCGAGGCGCTGACCCAGGCTGAGGCCGGGCGCAAGATCGTGAAGCTGGTCAGCCACGTCGAGCCGGAAAAACGGGGCGAGCACAACCGCGCCGCGCCACGAGCCAAGGAGATCAGGACGGCGCCGGACGGCACCCTGACGCCGCCGCCGGGGGAGAATTTCATCTCGTGCGGGGAGTGCAATCATCCACAGTGGTTTGTGTTGCAGGACAACGCGACGGAGCGAACAACCCGATTCGCCTGCTCGCACTGCGGCAACGAGATCAAGAACATCATGATAACGCACGCGCCCGGCGCGGCGTGAAGGTAACGACTTGCCGACTCAGTGGAAATCAGTCATGGCGGAATAACGGAGAAATGACGAATGGCCTAGAAATGCGAGAGGCGGCCACAAGGACCGCCCCAAAACGCAAACTGGATGTTCAAGCAGCTGGTAACTGCTGGATCGCCTGACCGCGATCCCGAACATCCTACAGCCGGTTGGATTTTGCAACCCCTGCGTTGCGTGGGTGAATCACGTCCTCGGTGGCCCGCCTCCCGCGAGGGGGACAGATGGCGAATACGTGGGAAACCCAGGTTTGGTGCGATTATCGGGAGCATAACCTCACGCCGCTGTATCGCGACGTGCTGTTGCGGCTGCCGAATTTTCGCGGTCGGGGCGGGCTTATTTTTCCTTCACATGAGAGCCTCGCCGCCAAGGCGCGGTGTTGCGTGAGGACCGTTCAGCGCGCCCTGAACGCCGCCGCCGGACTCGGCCTGCTGACATGGCGCGAGCGGCGGAAACGCGTGGGCGCGGGCACCGAGCGGACCAGCAATCTCTACACACTGATCGTGAAAACCCCAGGAAAACCGCCTACCGGACAGGGAGTCCGGGTAGCTTCGCAAAAGAATCCTTTCTTGCTTACTGTCGGTCCCGATTCGCACGACGCGCGCCTCGCTCTGGGCGCCGTGCTTGCCGAAAGGCAAAGGAAGATTGCTCAGGAATGGCGCGATCGAAGAAATCGGGTCGCGAACGGAGGCAAAACATGAGCGCATCCGACCTGACCCGGCCGAGCATCCGGCGCTACCGGCGCGGGGAGCATCTGACGGCCGCCGACATCGCCATCATCCGGGTGTGGCTGCGCGCATGGCTGGACGCCAACCACCGCCACACGCCGGGCGTCACGCGGCTACTCGCGGAGGTCGATGAGATCCTGACGCGGCCGGCATCGACTGGTGGATCGAGCGGGCGAGGGACGTGGGCCTGCACCCGTTCCCCGACGAAGTTGTTGAGAAGTGAGCCGGGATGGCGCAATAGGGCGGGCCGGGCGGCGCTGTAACGCCGGTCACCGGCCCTGACCGACCACGAGAAGGACCTCTCGCGATGGCTACGCATCACATAATCCCGCCAACCCGGTTCGTCACCCGATGAGCGCCATGCAAACCGAGGTGTTCGAGGCGTTCCGCGCCATCGACATCCCCGAGGACAAGGCCCTGAAGGCCGCCGCGGCGCTGGGCAGACGAGACGACGACGTGGTCTCGATCAAGGCCGACATCGTGCTGATCAAGGGCCTGATGGCGCTGCTCGCGGCGCTTCAGATCGCGATCTTCGTCAAGCTGTTCATCCATTGAGCGAGGATCTGGTGCTGATTTTGCTGCGCGGCATTCGCGACGACATCTCCGCGATCCGCGGCGACGTGGCCGAGGTCAAGGAGCGATTGGGATTGCTGGAGGCCGGCTACGCGTCGGTATCGCGGCGGCTGGACCGCATGGGCGGCGATGTCGAGCGGATCAAGGTGAGGCTCGAATTGGCAGACGCGCCATGACCCCCACCGACCGCCGCCGCCTCGCCGCCATCCTCGGGATGCTGGGCTCCGAGTTCGACGGCGAGCGCGCCGCCGCCGGGCTTCAGGCCGAGGCGTTTCGCAAGCGCCACGGGCTGACGTGGGAGCAGATGCTGGCCACCCCGCCACCGGAGGCCGTCAGGCAGGAGCCTGAGCCTCCACCGCCGCCCCAGGCCCCGCCAACGCCCGATCCCTACGCGCACGCTCCGACGCCGCCGGTGTCCCCGTTCGCCGATCATGAAAGGCGATGGGCCGACCCGGCATGGCGCCGTCATAATGCTTATGAAAGGGGCAAGGGGTTTGCCGTCGCCGCCGGGGCACTTGGGGTTGGTTTGGCGGCGGTGATGCACGTCTTCTGACGAGTTAAGGCGGCGTCAGAGGGTTTGCCTGTTGGGAAGATGGGCCAGGGAGGCCGCCTTGCCGGCCGAGAAAGCGCGCGGTCGCTACCGAGGCCCGTTGTGTTCCTGATGGAAGTCCAGCCATCTCACGCAAATATCTCTGGCCGTTTTGCGAGAACAAGTAATCACCGATACTGTCCATGTTCCGCTTTATCATCCAGTTCTGGATAACGTCGGCCGCCCTCCCCGGCATATCCAGCAACCGCTGCGGGCTCAGTCCTTTGAGCAGCCCGACAGCCCTGACACCAGCGGTGTTCCCCGCCGCCTCTTGCAACGCATTGGCGCCGGCCTGACGTGGCGCGGTGAGACTGTTCATTCCACGCGAACGGGCCACGTTTTCCAATGTGCCCATGAAGTTTTCCAGTCCCTTAAAAGCATCGGGGTCCATGGCGGCGCGGATCGCCTCCCGTTTGTTTGTGTCGCTCCACAACTGCCGACGCAACATTGACGGGTTAAGACCCTCCTGAGATTGCGTGGTTTTATCAAATATATCCTGAATATAGGCCCGCGTCCCGGCGTTCCACTCGGATTCACGTCCCGCTTTGATGAATGTATCCCTCGATGCGGCGATCGCCTGCGGATTGGAACTCTCGAACACCGGATTGAGAATGGCGCGTAATTTCTCGGTTCCAAGTTCACCACCGCGACCGACGACATCGGCCAGGCGCGCCGCCTCGCGCAATCCAGGCGCGGCAGTCTCGCGGGCAGTGGCGTATGTCGGGTAAGCACTATCGAGGTTTGTAAGCAATCGTTGGCGAACACTGTCGAGCGCCATTTCACTGGTATGCTCCCCGGCCTTGCGCGCGGTGCCCACCGCGTCATCAAGTTTTCTCTTGGCCAGATCCCACAATTCAAAATCTGGCGCGTCGATGTTCGCGGCTTTGCCGGTCAGATTGTGATAGTCGGACGCTGCGGCCTTGAGTGCGTCCTGAACGGCGGGAAGCGCCTGGAGTTGCGCGAGATCCGGAGACATTACCTGACCTCCGGCCTTCGCCGCGTCATAGGATGGGCGGGCCTCGGCATTCGCTTTCTGACGGACGATGCGTTGCGCGTCCTCCGCGCCTTGCTGAAACTGTAAGGCGGCCTCTGTCTTATCCGCGACGGGCGAAATGTTCTCGGCGGCCTGATTGAATGCGCCAACTACCTGTGGGCGTTGTCCGGCATAGAATTTCTGCGCGGTATTCGCTGCCCTCGGGCCAGCCGAACCGGAGGCGTAAACGTCTTCGAGATTGAGGAGTGATGGCAACCCACTCGCCTGACCTGGGGTTAAATCTATTCCCTGATTTTTTGCTCTGAAATAAGCCTCTGCGATGTTTTGCTGAACAGCGGGATCACGCATGCTCGCCAGATCATAAGAACTGACGCCTGGAGGATTTGGACGCACCGGTCCGCTGAATCGGAGATCGCCAGCACCCGCCATAGGGGCGGCCATCTGAAGCGCATTGACCCCGGTCGGAAACGGCCGCTCGGCCATCGCGGTCTGCCCGATCGCGGCGAACGGCGCCCCCAGGCTCCACAACAAATGGTTGAAACCCGGTTCCTTCGGCTCCAGCGCGAAATACCCGGATTTATTCGCTGTCCCCTCTCGCCGCTGTTCCTCGGCCACCTGCGCCGTGGTCATTTGCGTGTCGCCGGGGGGCATTGCCGGCGACGGTTGCGGTTGCGTTCGCGCTGGCGCTGTTGATTGTTCTGCCTGCGCTGGCGGCGCGACCTTGTTCATTAACGCCTGCAAATCGGCGTCTGACGGTGTCGCGGTATCGGGCGCGGCCTGTTTCGCCGATGATGTCGGCGTGGCGCCGCTTCCTTGGGACGGCGGCGCGATGGGCGCGACCTTGTTCATTAGCGCCTGTAGGTCGGTATCTGAGGGGGCCGTGGCCACCGTTTTCACTCCCCCAGGATGAAATTCAAAGTGCATCGGATCGCGCGTGTCGCCTGACCATCCGCCGCCCCAGGTCAGGCCGTGTTGTTTGGCGATGTCGCCAATGTCGGACGGCAGGTCGCTGTCGGTGTGGGCGCCCCTCTGGTTCCACTGGCTGTTGATGTCGATGGCGTGCCCGAAAGAGTGCAGGCTCGGCGTATCGGTGCCGGCGATGTTGCGCGGGTTATAGCCGCCGCTCTGCCCCTGATCGATCTTGTAGCCGCGCCCTTCGAGGTCGGTGAGCAGGCCGGTGAACGCCTCGGCCGCGTCCTTGGCGACGGTGAACTTCACGCCGGAGGGCGATGTGACCTGGGTGAGATCGACCACGGCTTAGTGTCCCGGCATTGGCGCGGTCAGCATCACACCAGGATTTTGGTCCACTAGTTTCAAGGTGCGATAGTAGGCGGTCTTTTGTTCATTGGTCATGCTGGCCAGCATCTTCGTACGTTGTGGGCCATCCATTTGATCAATCAGGAACGCGCGAGGATCGTGGGTGTTCTGCCAGTTGGACGCGAAATTTCCGAAGTCAGCCGGCTTTCCGCTCTGGGATTTGAAATCGGTGTTTATCATTTGATTCATGCGCTCCATCCCAAGCAGGACCGGCCAGACATCCTTATTCGCCAGCGTGGAAACATGAGATCCGGGATTGCCTGTGACAGCCGACGCCAGTGCCTGATCCGATCGTGCCGACAGTCCCTGTGAGTTGATATATTGCTGAGTATATTTCGATAGCTTATCGTAATCGGCCTGTTCGATTGATTGAGCATCCCATCCAAATGTTGATGCCACGGTCATCAGGCGGCTTTTGACGGCGTTCATGGCATCAGCGCCCTGTCCGGTCGTTACGTTACCAGACTTCAGGAGATCAATCGCCTGGACGATCGGGAAGATACGCTGCTGGTAGCTAGCCGCGTTGGCGTTGGACGTGTTGAACAGGTCGGTTGATGCCTTCTGCGCGTCCAGATCCGCCTGCGACGGCGAACTAACGCTTGAACCCGCGCCAAACACCTTGGCGGGCTTGTTCGGGGATGGTCCAGGGCCGCCGCCCGGCGGGGCGGGGGCCTGTGTTCCTGGCGTCCCTGCTCCAGGCGCCCCTCCGCCCTGCAACGCACCGGGCCACACCTGGGCGGGATCGACGCCGCGTTCCTGGAAGTAGGCTCCGCGCGTGGCGTAATGCTTCATCTGCGATGGGTTCGCCGGGTCCGGCGCCTCGACCGGGGCCAGCAGCCATTGTTGGTATGCCGCGCTCTGTCCGGGGTCCAGTCCGGTTCCCACACCGCCGTTTCCCAGGACAATGCTACCGCCAGGCGATCCCGGCGCGGGTTGGTTAAGCGTCGTGGCCTCGATCCTTGGGCCGACGTTCGTGGCTGTCGTCTGACCGAGCACCTGCCGCATCTGGTCGAGATGGGCGAGCCCTTCCTGATAAGCGTGGTTCTGCCGGTCGGCCGGCGACATGGCCAACACGCGCGCCCGTTCTCGCGCCACGACATCGGCGGGCATGCCGTTCGCCGCCAGATTGTCGAAGACCGCGTTCACGTTGGCGTCTGACGGGTCTTTCGTCAGCGTCATGCCGTGCATCGCCATCAGCCCGTTCATCGCCCCGGCCTGATTGATCTGCGCCCCGCGCAACTGGGCGTTGTTCGTCAGGTAACTCTGCATCCCCATCTGCACGACCGGCCCCGCCGCCGCCGCCCGCCGTTGCGCGTCCTGATAGTCCACGTTGCCGTTCTCGTCCGTGGATTGCTGGAGGATGTTGCCGAGCGCCTGCTGCGCCTGAAGCCCGCGCGTCTCATACACATGCTGCGCGGCCTGGGTGCCGGCCTGGATGGCGGCGAGCGGGTTGACGACGGCCGGATGCGCGATGCCTTCGAGCACGGAACCGGCACGCTGGCCCTGGAGCAATGCGTTCAGTGAATCGCCCATGGCGCGTCCTCTTCGCTATATCGCGGCGTCGTAGATCGCCTGCCCTTGAGCAGGAGATATGCCGGTGTTGCCGTAGCCGCCCAGTCCAGGTTGTTTCAGAGCGTTATTGAACGCCTGATAGCCGAGGTAGTTGTTCACCCCAGATGTCAGCGCGTTGCCGACGCCCTGATAGCCCGCCGCCTGCGCGAGACCCGCCTGATTGAGATACCCGCCCGCCGTGGCCGCCGCCTGCGTGCCCTGCGCGCCCGTTTGGTTGGCCGCGTTCTCGCCGATCGTGGCGAGGCTCTGCAACCGGTTGAACTGGTTCGTCAGGTTGCCCTGCTGGGCTGTGTTCATGTTCAAATAATCGCCGAACCGTTGCTGCTGGACATTGAATTGATCGAGGTACGTTTGGTTCGCCAACCCGGTGGCATACTTCGCCGCGCCTTTCATCGACGCTCCGCTGACGCCGAGCCCGCGCGCCGCCATCGCGCTCTGCGTGCTCTTGAGCCCTTGGTTGAGCGTGAACTGATAGCCCGGCGTCTGCTCCAGGTCGGCCAGCGTCATCTGGCCGGGGATGCGCGCCGCCGCCTGCGCCACGTAGTCGGGACCGCCGCCGGTCTGCCCGGTCTGCGCGACCTGCAACGCGTTCTGCATCGCGTCCGAGCCACGCTCGAAATAAGGGGCCGACGTGGTCCGGTTGAGATTGTATTGCTGTTGCTGCTGCCCGGCGGCGGCCTTCGCCGATCCTGCCGCCGTCTGGCTTCCGAGGATCGATGTGCCGGCGCCCAGAACCGCCGAGCCCGCCATTACAGCCGCCGCCGCTACCATGTCAGCTTCCTAACAATTTCGAGTGATAGGTCTCGACCGGGGCGAAGCCGAGGCGTTTGAACAGCGGCGAGGCGTCGCGGTGCAGCTTGGCGCCGACGAACCAGCGCCGCACTCCCCGGCGCTTCAGTTCCCGCTCGACCGCCTGAAACAGGATCGTCCCGCCGCGCCCGTTCCGGTGCTCCGGATGCACGAAAAAGATGTCCATCTGCGCGGTCAGGCACGTCGAATAGTGAAGCCCCGGCGCGATGAAGCCCCAATAATAGCCGACCAGACGGCCATCCTCGCGCAGCGTGACGATGTGCAACTCGCCGGCGGCGTCGCGCGCGTCGTAGACATCCCACCGCGGCGCCAGCGGCGCGTGCGCCTTGTCCAGAGCCAGTTCGTCCCAGTGCAGCGGCAGCAACGGCAGCATCTCGTCAAGGGTCGGCCGCCACGGCTCCGGCTGCGCGGTCATCAAGTCCGCACGTCCACCAGCAGATGTACGCGGTCATCCGCCGAGTTATTTTCGACGGCGTGAACCTCGCGGTGCTGGAACCACCAGGCGGTCCCGGTCAACATCTGTATCGTTTCGTCTCCGCAGTGATACAGGCTGCCGGGGAGCCCTTGCAGCACGATATGAAACCGCATGCCGTCCTCGCGCGTGCAATATTCCCCGTCCACGTCGGCGTGCGGCGCGATACGCCCGCCGGGGCGCAGGCGGGTGATGATGACACGGCCCAGGCTGACCGCCTCGACGCGGCGCATCAGGTCGAACACGATGGGCCGAACCTGGGGCAGTTCGCGCCACGCCGGGTAGGCCACCGGCTCCATGTCCTCCAGCACGTCGTCCAGGCGCCCCGGATCGGCGGTCTTGGGCGGCGCTGAAAAGCGCAGCAGCACGTCGTCCACATCGCGGTGCGGCGTGCCGGTGTAGGTGGTGCGGAAGTCGTGCGCGTTCCACAACGACGGCCGCGCCCGCAGCGCGACGATCAGCGGCAGCACATCGATGCCGGTGGCGACGAGTTCAAAGTTTCTCATACCGTACCGATTCCCGCCCAGTAGAACCCCACGGCCACGCCCGCGCCGGCGGCGCTCGCGTAAACGTCCGCGCCCGTTGCCGTGGCCGATGCCGCGAGGCTGACCGCGGTCGGCGACGTGGCGAGGGGCGTCGCCACGAAAGACATCAGCGAGACAAACGGCGTCGAGAATGTGACGGACGCGTGGCCGGTGCCGTCCGTGGCGCCGCTGCCGCCAAGCACACGCGCCAGCGCGTTGATGTTCGCCTGTAGCGTCGTGTCCGCCGCGATGCGGGCGGAGGTCTCGCTGGCCAGGGCCGTCGTCAGCGACGTATCGGCGTTCGCCCGCGCGACGGCCTCGGCGGCCAGATTGGCGGTCTGCGTGGTGTCGCCCGCGATACGCGCCTCTGTCTCGGCGGCCAGCGCGGTCACGACCTGCTCTGTCGGGATGCCCTCGCCGCCGCCCGTGCGACTATGCACCGCGCCGATACAGGCCCACCACGCGGCCGATAGCGTGCCATCGGGATCGACGGCGAACTGCGGCGGCGGCAACGCGCAGTCGATCCGGCTGGAGGACGCCCCGGATGTCGCGAGCGGGGCCGCCCCCGGCGCCACGCTCCGAAGCCGCCGCGTCTGCCTCCGCATGCCTCCGGGGGCGAGCGTCATGCGCCCTGGCCTTGCCGCGGGTCGCCGCCGTCGCCGCGGATCGCGTCGATCCACGCGCCCTGCAACGCCGTCGCGACGGGCGCGGTCCAGGACAGCTCGAACACCCGGTCCCGCGCATACCCGAGGCGTTGCCATTGCAGGCTGGTCAGGTATTCGCCGGGATCGCCGATCGATTGCGCGACGGGATTACCCCAGGTGTGACCGCGATCGTTCGACCAGCGCAGCGATATCGTGTCGCCCGGGGCGGTCGATGTTCCCGTTTCGAGATCGGCGACGAACTGCCGGTAGAAAATACGATCCCCCTCCGCGACGATATGCGGGAACGAGCGCACGCGCTTAATCGGCGCGCCGCTGTCCGTGAGCACGCGATGGTCGAGCGCATAGAGGGCGCCGGTTTGCCAGTCGCCGACAACGGGCACGCCACTGACCGGCCAGTAACAGTTGGCCCGGTGCCGGTGTTCAGTGCTTCCCGACAGCCAGCACCACTCATGCCAGTCGCCCGTGGTGATATCGAAGACCCAGGTTTTGTCTTGCGCCGGAAACGTCAGGACATAGAAAGCGTGACCACCGATCTGGTAACAAAAGCCGATGGCGTCATCGATTTTCGCGTAACCGGCGAGCTCGTTCTCGATCGCGTAGGTCGAGATCCGTTTCGCGGTGTAGCCCGACCCCTGGATGACGATGCCCTGCCCGGCTCTGTCGGCGCTCAGCCAGAACACGCTGTTATCGTAGGTCGCGGCGGAGTAAATCGCCGCCGTGCCGTGATCGATGATGATCTCGCTCTGACTGGCGAACGGGAAGTCGGCCGCGCCGACATTGGCCCATACTTCCGTCGTCTTGTCGCCGATCAGCCAGATGTCACGCTTGGCGACGATCAAAGTCCGCAGCAGGTCCGGGTAACTCTCTTTGTTCGCGAACCACAGCGGGTCGAACGTCAGCGCGAGGCTGTTGGACGAGTAGAATTGTGGCGTGTTGGGTTTGTTGAACAGGAAATAAGTATCCAGGTAATCGACCCGGTCGCCGCCCGCGAAGATACCGCCGGGGTCGCTGTCCCAGAACAACGAAACACAGACCGAGGTGGCGAGGACAATACCCGGCCCCGCTACCGGGAAGCTGGCGTAGGGCGTGTTACTGAATCCGCCCGGCACGGTATTATCGACATTCCAGGTTCCCGCCGTCACGTCGCTCACGAAGCCCACCCAGTAGATGGTATTCCGTGTCAGCGCCGCCGGCGCCGAGGGCGACGTGAAGGTAAACGTGTTGACCCCCGTGACGGGGTTCGTGATGGTGTTGGCGGAGGCGAGTTCGGCGGCCGGCGACCCGTCGTCGGCGAACACCGAGCATTTCATGTGCCCCGAGTAACCGGCGGCGAGCGAGACCGTGAGGCTGGTAACGGCGCCGTCGAACGGCAGGATGAAGGGGACATACCGGGCGCCGTTCGCGGCGATTGCCTCGGTGACCTTGGCGACCGAGGGGTTGAGCGCGCCGGTCTGAACGATCGGGGCGAAGGCATGTTCCGGCAGCGTGACATGCCAACCGTTCGATGAGCCATCAACGATGACCAGATCCCGGCCGTTGTCGGACATCGAGACGGGCGTCGTCAGGCTGGGTGTGATGTCGCCGAGGTGCGTTCCGACATAGGTTGGCCCGACGAGATAAACGCCTTGGCCCGACACCACGAACGTCTCGCCCGTGGCGACCTGCCGAATGCCTCTGATCGGGCCGGCGCCGATCGTGGACAACGGCCGCGTGCCCGGCGTGGGATAATGAGCGGCGGGGGCGGGTTCACCCTGCGCCTGCGGCATCGGCTCGGAGAAGAGATTGAGGCAGCGCTGCGCCGACGCGATAACGCTCCTGGCCTGATACGCCCCGCCAAGGAGTGGCTGTTTCACGCGATCTTCGTCACGCCGGCGCGGCCCGCCGCAGCCGCACCAGTTCGGCGCGGAGGATCATTTCGCGGTTGAGCGCCTCCGACAGCATCTGTTGCAGCGCCTCGCTCTCCGGCGGCGGCGGCTGTGGCGCACGGGCCTCACGGGCGAGGATGTCGGGATCGTAGTCGACAGCGTCCATCAGGCCACCCTCACTTGCAGAACTGATCCATTGCGGTAAAGCTGCCCGACCGGAACGCCCCCGGTGGCCGCCGCCGCGTCACTGGCGTAGCTGGTCGAGGCGGGGATACCGGGCAGGCGCAGCGCCCCGCCCGATGGTTGCAGCGAAATGTCGGAGCGCGCCTGGTTGGTCGCCGTCAGCGTCAGGCCCGTGCCGGACCCGCCAACCACCGCGATCGCCGTGATGTTCGTGGCGAACACATCAGGCACCAGCACCGCGACGGTGAGCGCGCCCATGCCCACCGCCAGTGTCGCCCCCGTCAGGCCCGCTCCCGTCACCGGCACGGCGTTGAGATTGGTCGGATTGACCGTGTAGTCGCCCGCCGTGGCGATCGAGTTGACCGCCGTGACGGCGCCACCCGACACCGTGACGTTCACCGTGGCCTGCGTACCGGTTCCGGTGGTGAGCGTCACGACCTGAGCGCCGTTCGTCCCGCCCGAACCGCCCGCCGTGACCGCCGCCGACATGGCTTTGGTGTGGGTGACCTGGTATTGCCCGGCGGGAGAACCCGAGCCGCTCACCAGGTCGCCGGGATAATAATTGGCGCGGCTGGCGCCGGCCGACACGACCGGCAGCCCCGCCACATTCGGAACGACGGAATTGACCGCGAACGTCGCCGGCACGTCGATGGTATAAGCGGCACCGCTTCGCCCCATCACGATGCCCTGCGCGGCGCGCACCTGTCCCGTCCCGTCAACAGCGAACCCCGGCGCTCGATAGGAATATCCGGATTGCAGCGTCGTGTTGAGGTATTGCAGGTCAATGCCGTTCGTTGTCGCCGTCTGGATGAACTGGCCGCTTTGTCCGCTGCCCTGGTTCGCCGTCTGCGGGATGATCGTCAGGACCGACCCGTTCAGCCCGACCGGGAAACCCTGCGCCGTGTTGCCGAGCGCGATGGCCGCTCGCATGCCGGGCGACGTATTGTAAAGATTGCTATTCGAGAAGAACAACCCCGCGTCCGCCGATACGCCCTGGAATAAATCGCCGCCTGACAGCGTGATCTGAAGGGCGCCCTTCACGCCGACGACGTTGGCCTGGGCGGAGTAGTCCATCTCGTTGAGCGTGCTGCCGACAGCAGTGGCCAGGGCGTTGACGTTGCACACCGTGGCGAGCGGTTGAAGAAACGAGCCGCCCATGGGCGTGTTCGCCGTGATCGAGGCGAGGATCGGCACGACTTCGACGGGGCTGACCAGATTGGAGGGGTTCAATTGCGCCCAGATCGCGTGCCTGCCGCCCTTCGCCGTGCCACTGAAATTATATTGCAGGTTCCATATCTTGCCGGAATTGTCCGCCGCGTTCGTAAAGTCGGCCGTGTCTCCTGAGACTGACGCCGAGTTCCATGCGCCGGCGCCCACCACTGTTCCCGTCACGAACCCGCTTGAAAAGATAAGCGGCGTGAGGGGAGCGGAAGCCGGGGCCTGAAGGTTCGAGCCGGTTGTCAACGCCCTCACCTGGGCGCCGTTGTTGACCGTCAATCCCGTGCCGACGCCGCCGCCGCCAATGCCGAAAACCGTGTTGCCGTTGAAGCCGCCCGTCGCGGTCGAGACGCCGGTGACCGCGTGCGTGCCGCTGAACGTGGCGTTACCCGTCACCCCGAGCGTGCCGCCGACGACCAGATTGCCCGGTCCGTTCAGCGAGCCGCCCGTCGTCGGCAGGAACGGCCCGCCACCGCCCCCCGCGCCGCCGCCATCGACATACTGTTTCGTCGCCGCGTGCATCGGCGAGGTGGGATCGAGAGCGAGGGTGAAATAGCCCGCCGACATCGCGCTGTCGCCAGTCAACGTGCCGCCGGAGGTCGGAAGAAACGCCGCGTTCAGGTCGGCCGCGAACAGCACGTCGCCATCGACCCACGGAAACCCGCTCCCCGGCGAGGTGCTCGGCGAGATGCCCGGCGAGCGGCCGGGCGAGGGGCCGGGCGGTCCCGTGCGAGGCTTGACCGAAAGCCGCCCCATGGGTTGCCGCGAACGATGAACCGGAGCCTTCACGCGGCCTCCAGCACCGCCACGCGCACCGCTAATTCCTTGACGGCGTTCAGCAACGCGAGCGTCAGAGGCCCCAGTTGCGTGCTGAGTTGCCCCGGCAGGCTGTCTTTGGTTGGCGGCGCCTCGGTCACCAGTTCCGGCATGATCGGTTGCGTGGCCTGGGCGCTCAGACCGTAATAGGTCACGCCATCATCGATGGTGCCGCCTTCGCCGTTATACGAGTAGCTGATCGGGCGGAGTTGTTCGATCTCGGCGAGGCTCGCCCCGTAGTCGGCGACATCGCGTTTTGTCCGGTCGTCGGAGGTCGCGCTCCAGGTGCCGCCACCGGGTTTGAACGCCGTCCCGTTGTGGACGAGCCTGGCGGTAAAATCCAACGTGGTCACGACCGTGCCGTTGAGAATGATGTCGAACTGGCCCGCGGTGTTGTCGTATTCGATGGCGTAATTGTTCGCGAACTGCACCACCACGACGCTCGCGTCCGCGTGTAGGATGCTGTCGGTTCGGATGCCGTGGCCCCAGGCGATATCGCCCTGGCTGATGACCTGACTGCCCTGGACATTGCCGTTGGCCACGATACTCGTCCCGGCGCTTATACCTCCAGCCGCGCTCATACCGCCGCCGGCCGTGATGCTCCCGTTCGCCGCGATGCTCGTGCCGGCCGTGATGGCGCCGTTCGCCGTGACGCTGGTTCCGGCCGTGATCGCTCCGTTCGCGGCGATGCTCGTCCCCGCCGTGATCGCTCCGTTCGCGGCGACATTATTACCGGATGTCACGTTGCCGTTGGCGTGAACGTCCGCGCCCGCCGAGACGGTTCCGCTCGCGGTGATACCGCCACCGGCCGTGATGCTCCCGTTCGCCGCGATGCTCGTCCCCGCCGTGATGGCGCCCGTCACGTTGATCGAGCCCGTGATCTGGCCGCCGCCGTTCGCGGGCACGAACGCCGCGTTAAGATCGTCCGCGTAAAGAATATCGCCGTCCGCCCACGGGTAGCCGCCGGAGGTCGTGCGCGGTGTCGCCGACAAATGTGATCCGCTCATATTCGATCTCCCATCAACTCAGCACGCTGGCGCCGCTCGTGATCCACGCCTGGTTCAACCCGCCGCCGCTCCAGGTCGAAACGTCCACGCCGCGATGCCCGGAGAGTGCCGCCGGCATGGACAGGAGCGGGATTTGCGAGTTGGTCAGCTTGATTGTTTCGAGGCTGGCCCGCGCCTGTCCCAAAAGGAACGGCGATATCTGTCCACCGCTGGCGACGATGATCCGGCACGCCAGATTGTTGATGATGGCGTCGGTATATTCCGGTGGCATGCCCAGGTCGTCGCTCAAAGTCTCGTAAACCGGCAATGAAACCGTCACGACGACATGCAACTGATAATGATTGGCGGGGGGAACCGGCCAGAAATGCAACCTCCCCACCGGCCACGCGCTATCGTAGAACACGGCGGCGGGGATCGATTTCAGGTCTTTGATGGTGATGTGGGACCAGTCTTCCCGTGCCTCGATGATCGCCAGCGGAATATCCACCTGATTCGGCGGGGCCGCGGTCGGCTGCGCGCCGAGAGGGAACGGCAGTTGCTCCGGCAACGCCGAGCCGTCGTCTCCGAACGCGTTGCCGAGGCGAACGAAAGCGGCGTGGATCTTGTCGGGGCGTGGCGTGTGAAATTGCTGATGCCAGCCGATCGTGTAGGACGCGTCCCCCGTGGAAACGAGTGAAAGTTCCTGCTCGGACCATATCAGCCACCGCTTGCGCTGCCACTGCCCCAGCATCGTCACCAGCAGGCCAAAGGCGTCGTTCACGTCCTGGCTGGTATCCGCCACGCCCTGCTGGTCATTGATGCGTCCGGCCATGCGGAGCGCGAGAAAGATGACCTGTTCGACGGTTTCCGGAATCCCGCCGTGCGGCGCGGCGATTTGCTGAAGGTTGATCGCGTTGAACGCTTCAAGCGCCGAAACCGCCAGTTTCACGTCCAGATCGATCGGCGTCCGCGACCAGTTCTGCCGGAGGCGGACAGCCATCGAGGTCAGGAGGACGTGGGTGTAAGGCTCCCAAAACGACACGTCCGTCGTGAGGTCGGGAAAGACCGGCAGGACGATCCGATTGACCTTGACCCGCCGTTCCAGGTTCAGTTCATTGATCCAGGCGTTAAGTATCTTGAATCCATCGGCCATATCCTCGATGGACGGCGTCTGGCCGACACCGTTGATGAGCGCGCCTTTGAACGCCAGCAGAAGAAAATCGTTGGCGACGGTCATGCGACGTTCCTGTTCCCGGTAAAGTTCAGTTCACGCCGACAGGATCGAGAACCACAGGCCCACGTCCGGCGAGACGAACTGCGCCTTGCCGGCCGCCGCGAGTGGCACGCCGGTCGCCGCCGCCAGGCCGTTGATCGTGTCATTCGTTCCGTTGGCCGCGAACACCTGCGCCGAGGCGGCGCCGGAGTTGATGACCGTCACCTCCTGCCCGCCCGTGGCCGGCGGCAGGGCCACGCTGTCGTTGGCCGTGGCGCAGACCGAGATGCGGTTGAACGCCGCGATGAGAGGGCGCGCGAGGGGCCGCGTGCCCCCCGCCGTCGCCGTGATGTTGTTCTGAAACGACGCGATACCCGTCGGGTCGAACAGTTGCGGGCCAGGTGAGTATGCCATGTCCCGCCTCCCTCAATTCGCCACGAGACGCGCCGCGAGTTGGGGCCGTAACGCCGCCCACCCGAAAAGCACATCTATGCGGATTGGCATGGTGTCGTCTGAAATCGAGTATTGCCGAACCGCGCGCATACTGATTCCATCCTTTACGACACGCGAGGCCATATCGACGCCGCCGGGAAGGATCAGATCCGCCGTGGCGAAGGTGGCGAAGTCCGGATGGTATGCGAGGCTGATTCCCGTGGCCGTGCTGGCCGTGTTCATGAAGGTCAACGTGCTCGTGGTGCCGTTCGGAGAGCCCGAGACGTTTTGCTGCGGGCCGGTCGTCACGATGGCCGGCGCGATCGACATATTGCCCGCGCCGCCCGCGTAAGCCGCCGTCAGAACGAACTGCTGCAACACGCCGGTATTCACCTTCGTTTCCGGGTGGACCTTGAACACACCCGCGATGGTGAACACGTCGCCGGCGTTCCCGGCGCCGGTGCCGGTCGTCACCGCCAGCGTGCTGCCGGTCTGAGCGGCCGGAGCGGCCAGATACGTCGCGCTCTCGGCACCGCGCGTCTGTGTGCTCAAATGGGTATTTTCCGCCCATTCGAAGCCCGCCGCCAGGCCCATCACGCCATCGGTGTATTGCCGCGCGATCTGCGTGGATTGTTGGAATAATCCCTTCAATTGGTCGACCATGTCGACGTTATCCTGGGTATTGATGCGGAGTTGCCATTGCTTGCTCTGCGGCGTGAGCGCGTCGAGCATGACCTTGCGGGCCATGAGGACGTTTTTGAACGACTGCGCGACCCCCGCCGTTCCTATCTGGTTGTAGACCGTGGGCCAAAGCGAGTTGATCACGAGACTCTCGATCGAGGCCGCGAGTTGCGCAATGGCCGGCTCGATGTAGCGGGCCGAGAAGTCGTCGATGGACAGCGTCAGTTCGCTGGATGAGAACGAGAAATCGACGTGATACTGGTTGGTGATCGGCAGACTGACCTGCGTCTCCACCGTGTTCTGGAGCGACAGCGCCGGCGTCGTGCTGGTGGTGTATTGGACCGGCAACCTGATCCGCAACGTGGTGCCGATCTTGGCTCCGGCGTTCGCGAAGGAATCATCGTATTCCCGGTTGATCGATCCGATGAAGTTGCACTTCTGGTGCAGGATCGCCAATGCTTTGGCGGTGATCATGTTGATAGTCAACAAAGTATTTGTAGCTGGCATTTTTGCCTCTGTGCTTTACGGATTGAAGTAAAGCGCCAGCGTTTACTGGCGCCGGTTCAGTCCGCTGTCGCAACAGAGAAGCCACGCGATCAGCCGGGATACGCACGCCACGCGGTATTGTCGGACCCGCTACCCGTTCGGTTCGGCACGTCGCGCGGTGTTACGGCCCGCTGCCCGTAGGCCAACTACTCTGGGTCTTGCTCCAGGACAGCGTTTATATCTTCCGCCCCGCTACGCCGATAACGGCGTTTCATGCCGTTATGCTGGTCAGCCAGTTTTGCCGACCGATCATCCGATTTAATCCTGGCCAGCGGCTGACTGGAAATATAGCGAGCCACGCTATCGTCATTGATCAGGACGATTCTGCCGACTTTGCGTGCTTCGACAAGTCGCTCGGCGATCAGCCTGTTCATCGTGGTTCTACTGATCCCATATCGTTCCTGACTTTGCGTCAGTGGCCACCAGCGCGTGGATGTCAACATCGTCACCGCCCCCGCTGCCGCTCCAGGTTCTGCCGCATGTAGTGATCGGCCAACTCCGCCGCCGTCGCTGTATACTCGTTAAACACCGGCGAGACACGTCCCGTCACCGGGCGGATCGGCGCCGGGGCGCGGGTGACGACGGGAGCCGGCGCACCGCCGCCGTTGGTCCGTCGTGCCACGGGTGCGTCGTCCAGCGTGGCCGCGTATCTGCCGAGCGCCACGGACCTGGCCGTTACGGACTGCAAGCGGGCGATGCGGTCTACAGCATCGGGATCGGCGGCCAACGCCGCGGCGACCCGAACACCCTCCCGTCCAGGCATCTCGACCAGAAGCGAGGCGAAATTGGCGTCGGCGCCCATACTGACCAAATCGTCGCACCGCTGTTTCCAATCAGCGTATTGCGTCGCGCCTTCTTCGTGAAACAACCGGGTCATCGCCCGCGTCTCAGCCCTGGCGTCCGCCTCCCTGTCCCGCCGCGCTTCGCGTTGCTCGGGCGTCTCATCCTCCGGCGCGACGTTGGCGGCCTGCCGCCGGTAGAACTCCAGTTCGGCACGCTGCTCGGCCTCGCGACGCTCAGCCGCGGCCAGCCGGGCGCGGACCTGGGCGACGCGGCGGCCCTCCGGGTCCGGCTGTTCCTTGTGCTCCGGCGCCTCGCCCTCCGGCGCGTTGCCGGTGTCGGCCGGTGCCGGGGGATCGGGAACGGCGGGTTGCGGAATGCCGCCGGGGTCGGAAACGACGGGCGGTTGGTCTGTTGATTCACTCATGGGGGTTACTCGGTATTACCTTGGTGCGTTCGGCGTGCCTTCGATGAGCGTCACCGGCCCATCGTCGTCGGGTTCGGGTCGGGCCATGGTGCCGCGCAGCACGGCGATCTCGGCCTCGAGTTCGGCGATGATCGCGCGCAGGCGGTGGATCTCGGCGGCCTGGACGGAGGTGACGGCGTCCTCGCTCATCCTGAACTACGTCTCCGTGAATGGGCGGGGAACATGCTGACCCCGGAACGGCAGCCGGTCCCGCAAATAATCCAGCGGGTCGGGCGGTTTGATCTCCAGGCGCGGATCAACGTTCGCGTCGGGCTGCCTTTTGTCGAGCATGAGGCTCAGCCAGTCCTTTGGCGGCGTCGCCTGGGCTGGACCGTCCATGTCGCTCGGGCCGGCGAACAGAGGCAGCATGTCATACGGGTGCATCTGCATCTGCGCCTGCTGGACGCCGCGCGTCTTGGCCAATCGCGCCGCCATCCACTGGCCGACCGCGTCCGCCCCGGCGCCGATGGACGGCGCGCCGACGCTCGTATCCGCCCCGTCCGTGGTCCAGGGAGCGGCGTAGGCGGCGGCGCGGGCCAGCGGGTTGTCGCTGTCCGTGTCACCGTAAGAGAGGGCGTTACGGGCCACCGGAGGCCGCTCCGTTCGCCGTCCCGTTCACCGGCACCGGCGGCGCCAGCGTCTGCTGCAACTCGCTCTCGTTCGCCGCGTGCTGCTGGAGAACGGGGTGCAACTCGGTCTGGAGCATGTCCTGTACGAGGCCACGCACGATCACCTGCAACGCCAACGGATCGATGCCGCCGACCGCCTTGAGCCGGTTCGTCTCGGCCTCGTAATCCTTGATGGCGATTTCCTGGCTCTTGTCCTTGGCCTGTTCCTGCTGGTGAACAAGCTGCGCCTTGAGCATCGCGATCTCGGCGTCGGCCTTCTGCAGCAACCCCTGCGCCTGCTGCTGCGCCTGTTGCGCCTGTTGCGCGATCTGCTGAACCTGTGGATCAGGCCCCGCGCGATACTGCGGCGGGAGGCCCCGTTTCAGGCGGTCGGCGAGTTCGTCAGCGCCGGGGAAGTCCGAATTATCGGCCCAAAAGTCGCCCACGATCTGAAACGCCGCCGGGTTCTGTTGCATGATCTGGCTGAACGCGTTCGCCGCCTCCTGCCGCTGCGTGCCGTAGGACGGGCCGACATCGGCCTCAACGTCATAAGTCCCGACATTCGGGTTGAATATCACGGTCGGGTCGGGCTGTTCCGGGTCTTCCGCCTGCTGCTGCGCCTGTCCGTTCGACAGCGCCGCCGGTTGCCCGCCCGGCCCCTGGCCCATGTTCTGGTGCGCCTCGGGAGCGTCCGGCGCCACGACGACCTTCGCCTCCGACCCGTCCTCGGCGAGCGTCATCACCACGCGCCGCACATCGTAAATCTTCGGGATCAGGTCTATAAGTATTCGTCCAACTTGCCGGATCGCCTTGGCCTGATTGTCGATGTAATGATACGTCGCCGTATCGCCCTGGCGCTGCCGCTGCTGGATGGCCACGCCCGACCGTTCGTTGCTCGGCATCCCCAGTTCGGCCTGGTATTGCCCGGTGACGGACATCAGATCCTGCCGCGCGATGGTCATGCCCTGAATGTAGGCCTGCGCCATGGTCGGCGGCTCGACGCGCGCGGGCGGCGGGATCGGCTTCCCCGCCTCGTCCACGCCGTTGTAGACCAGGACGCTGTAGTTCTTGACGTTGGCGGTGGCCCACTGCTCCGTCCGCCCCTCGATCGCGTCGGCGCGGGCGATGTATGGCGTCTTCGTCTGTAACGCGACCTGTTCGACGGCCGCGCTCGCCCAATAGTTGTAAATGCGCTGCGCGTCGATCTGGCTGCGTGTGTGGCCCTTGCGGTCCATCACGCCGTCGATGACCGTTTCCTCGCCGATAACGGGCACGATCGGGATGTACTTCCCAGGCCAGTCCCTGCGATCAATAATCTTGTCGCCGGCGATCTTGAACCACTCGATCTCGGGTTCACTGACATCGCGCGATTTGACGATGCGTTTCTTGATCTCGTCGCGCAGTTCCTCGGGGATCTCGTCGTCGTCCACGACCGCGCCATTGTCCAGCATGTGAATCGTGCGGTTGGCCTCGCCCCGGCGCCAGTATTCCGCGATCCTGACGTGGTCCTTGTCGTTCCACCCGTCCGTCTTGTCGAACGTGGCCGGCGCGGTGTTGTCCTCCTCGCCGTATTCTTCCTCGTAACGATCTCTCGGCACGTCCTCGAACACGAACGCGAACGCGGCGTCGCTTTTGTCATACAATTTGCAATCCGGGTCCATGTAGACGCAGCGCGGATCGGGCACGCGGCGAATGAACAGGTCGAGGTCGAAACTCTGGTCGTCAACATAGTCCGTTTCGACGCGGACGTAGCCCATGCCGCTCTCGACCTGATGATAGGTCGCCGTGGAATACGCATCGACCGCCTTGGAGGTGTATTCAATGCGGCGGATGATACCCGAGAACACCTGCGCGGCCTCGTATGACGCCCGGCCGCCGGTCGGCGTCACCTTGATCTGGGCCTTGTTCTGTCTCGCGTCGTTCACGACCTGGAGGTTGTGCTGGCGCACCTGATTGTAGGTCAGCGAGGGCCGCGAACCGCGCTCCGTGCGGACGTTGGTGTCCCACTGCCACATATTTTGCGAATCACCGTTGGCGAACTTGATATCGAACAGCGCCCGCTCGCGCCATTGCCGTTCCCACGCCTCGCAGCGGTCAAATCTGGTCTTCGCCTCGCGGATGGTCTCGGCGTCGTCACGGGCCATCGACGCGGGTCCATTCCACGGTGGCGACGATACGCCAGATCGACGTATTTCCGGTGGGCGGCGTGAAGGTCAGATTGTAACCGGCGTTGACGGTATCGGCGGCCTCGGAAATGACGATCCCGGCCGTCGTGCCATTACTCTGCGTGATCGGCGTTCCCGGTTTATAAACCAACCCGCTCGCGCCGACGCGCCAGATCAGGCCCATCGGCTGCGTCCATGCGAAGTAATTGTTCCCGGCCTCATCCATCGCGATCAGTTGCGCTTTGAGCGCGTTGGCCTGATTGCTGAAAGTCAGATTGCAGACATTGCGGATACCGGACGCGAGGCCGTCCGCGGTCAACCTGACTGGCGTCGTATTCGGGGCCGAGACGGCGCGAATGATCTGTCTGGTGTGTTGAGCGTGACGGCCAGTGGAGATATTCCCACCGGCATGGACGCTGGCCGCGAACAGTTCGGCGGTGGCATTGTATCCGGTCGCGACGCTGTAACTGCCGAGGGCGAGGTTGTTGACGCCGTTGAGCACGCCGGCGCCGATGCCGGACGCGGTGTTGCCGGAACCGCCTGTCACGACCGAGTCCCAGCCAGACGCGATGTTCCCAGACCCCCCACTGATCACGCTCATTAGGCCGCTGGCGACCTGGGTCGGATCATCGCGGCTAGCCTGCAGGTCAACCGCACGAATGCCGCGATTGTTGCCGCCCAGGATGGTGTTGTCGGGAATGTGCGCGGACACCGCGTAGCCGGAAAACGGGTTGCTGCCGTCGCCGGCGAACGCCAGAGCCGGCGCGGCGTTATCGGCGCCGACGCGCACCGAGGCCCCCGCGCCGATGATCGGAAACGGCGCACCGTTCTGCCGGTCGAGAAACTCTATGACGCAGGCCAGGGCGCCGCTGGTGAAGCCGCCGGTATCGGTCCCGGCGAACACCGAAGCGCCGCCCATGTGGAAGAACTTATGAAACCGCGCGCCGCCGTTATGCGGATCGAGCGTGCCATTGCAGACCAGCACGTTACCGGGGCCGGAGCCGATTTTCTGCGGAGTAATGTTCTGGTGGAAATTGTGATCGCTGTTGTTGCATACGCAAAAGTGACCGTTATTGTAGACGCCCTGAAGGTCGTCGAACCAACAGAGCGAGGTATTGCCCCAATGCGTGCCGCCGCCGCTGCCCACAACGCCGGAGCCGCCGATCATGACCAGAGGCGCCGTGGCGTTGGCGGCGCCGGCCAAGGCGTAACCATCAAAACGGCAACGAATGAATTGCGTATCGTTACTGTCGGAAATGCCATCGACCACATCGAAGCGGATACCCTCGCCGCCGATCGTCACCGTCTCCGTGCCGGTGGCGTTCGCCTGCATGGAAGCGTTGAAGTGCGTTCCGTCCGTGATCGAGGCGACGTAGGCCCCTCCCGGCAGACTGGCGCTGACCACGCTCTCGCCGACCCGCAGGCCAGCCGTGGACGACACCGCGACGGCCTGCGACCCGGCCGTCAGGTTCGCGCCGGGATAGGCCACGCCGGCCGGTTCCCAGGTAGCCACATCGATGAGCGCGTGACGCACGCTGGCGATCAGCGGTCCCGCCGCGCCCGCGATGTGGTTGCAATAAAACAGGATGCCGCGAAGGTTTGTTCCGGACAGCAGCCGCCCGCCATCGGTCGGCGCGATCGTCAGCATGTTGGCCTGACGCTGGCCCGGCGTTTTTGGCGCACCGGTCCAGGTCAGCCGGGTCGGCGCGGACGGAACCGGGCGCGAAATGTTGGAGTTCACCATGAACTCGGCGCCCTGGCTGACCAACGAAATATTTTCTTTGCTAATAGCCAACGGTTGGTTGACGAGCCCGTTCCCGTTGGGAATAAAGACCGTCCCGCCATAGCTATAATTTAAAACGCGCGCCTGACAGAAATTGATCGCCGCCTGGAGCGCCACGCCGTCGATTTCGTCGGTCAGCGAAATGGCGTGCGGATAGACCGCCTGGGCGGCGGCCAGCGATGGGTAATACGCCGAGAGCGGGTGCGAGGCGCCATCGAAGACGGCCCCGAAATCACGCGCGTGGATGATATCGGCGGCGCGATCCTGGGCCGAACGAGCAACGGTGCCGCCGGTCGCGGTGTAGTAGAGCGGCCCCGTTAGCGTACCGCCGCTCAGATCGCCGGCGGCATTCGCGATGGCCGCGTTAAGATCGTCGGCGAAAAGTTGCTCGCCGGGTTGCCACGGGTATCCGGTCATGTCGTCGCCGCCACGAGTTCGCTGGAGGAAAGTTGCCGCGGCCAGTAAGCCGCGCGCCTGATCCAGCCGTTCAGCGCGAAGAGGCTGTTCTGACCGTCGGTGCCGAAACGGACGGTCGTGCCGCTGATCGTGAACGTCGTCGCGACCGGCCCGACCGTTGTTCCGTTGGTGGCGCCCGTGCTGGCGCCGCTCAGATAGGCGAACGCGGTCTTGTTGACGCCACCCATGGTGAAAAGCGGCCCCAGTCCCGAGAGCACGGTGGCGGCACCGCGAATGGACGCATTGAGCCGGCCGTCGGTGCCGACGCCAATGGTAGGGGAACCAATGTTACCGCTGACGATGTTGGCCGAGACGTTGGCAGCGCCGTTTGGAATAAACTCCGCCTGCCAGGTGCCGGTGGTGGCGTTGAAAGACGCGTCGTTGGGCATCCCCACGACATCGATGGCGCGTGCGACCGTCGTGCCGGTGGTGGGAATCCACGAAGTCGCCGCCGTGCCCGTCTCAAGTTGGGCGTTCAGAACGGAGCCAGTTACCGTCAGGGTCAATGTCCCGGCGGCCGGCGTGAACGTGACGGCGGCGCGTTGCGGAAAAGCACCGGCGCCGACCAACGTGCCGGTCGCCGCGCCGCTGTAGGCGATACTGCCCGTGCCGTAGAACGACAGCGTGGTCGCCGCCGCCGTGACGGTGGCCGACTGCGTGCCCAACGTCGCGCTGTTCAACAGCAGATTGGTCCGGCCGTCCTCGACCAGCAGGCCGCGCAGGGCATGGCTGACGGGGTCGTAGTCCCAACGCGGCGCGTTCGCCGCCGCCGTCTGAAGCGTGCCGGCGACATCGAAATACGTGGCCGTGCCGGCGCGCGTGACGGTCACGTTGGGCGGAAGCGTGCCGGGCGTCATGAAGTTGAGAGAAAGCGATGGGGGCGCCGGCACGGCCCAGGCGCTGCCGTTCCAGTTGAACATGGCCACGCCCTGCAACACCCCGAACGGCGTGGCGACATCCGGGCCGGCCTGCCCCGCCGGCTGCCACGCGGTGCCGTCCCAACTGAACGCCGCGACACCGCGCAACACGCCTGTCGGTGTCGCCGATCCCGGACCACCACCCGCCGGCGTCCATGCCGAGCCGTTCCAGATGTAGACGGCCACGCCCTGCAACACGCCTGACGGGGTCGCCACGGATGGCCCGGCCCGTCCGGGCGGTGCCCACGCGGAACCGCTCCAGGTAAACGGCGCGACACCTCGCAAGACCCCGGTCGGCGTTCCAACGCCATAAGCGGCGCGTCCGGACGGCTGCCACTGACTGCCGTCCCAACCGAACGCGGCGACGCCCTCCAGAACGCCGGTCGGTGTCGCGACGCCGAATGTCGGGTCAGACGCGGCCACGGTATCAGACGGCCGGGATCGCCACGGCGTTGGACATCGGCGCGACGGTGCTGCCCATGGCGTTGGTCGCGGTGACGACGCAGGCGAGGCCGTGGCCCGCGTCCTCGGGCTTCACTGTGTACGTCGCCTCTGTGCCGCCGTTGGCCACGCCATCGGCCATCCACGCGTAGGCATACGCGGTCGGCTCGCCGTTCCAGTTGCCCATCGTGCAGGTGAGCGTGGCGCCCTCTTGCGAAACGAACGGCACATCGACGTTGACCGGCGGCCCAGCGGCGGCGGTGAGCGAGGTCACCAGGGCTGCGATCTCGCGAGCGTGGGTACGGTCATTGTTGACCCAGTCTCCGGCGAGCAGCAGCAGCAGGCGCGTCTGATCCGCCGTGGTGTCGCGTGGGGTGGCGGCTCTGGTCGCCGGTTTGGCGGGCGCCGCCTTGTCGTCATCGTCTTTGTGCGTGGGGTGCGTCGTGGGCGTGTGGGCCATGTTACTTCGCCTTCTCTTGTGCCTTGATCCGTTCCTCGAGCCGCGCCATCGACTCGCGCGTGGTGGCGTCGCTGGCCTCCAGCGAGCGGCGCACGTCAGCAACGACTTTGCGGTTCTCTAACATCGTCGCCTGCATCACCGTTACGTCGCCGCGAATGACATCGACCCGCTTTTCCAGATGCGCGATCGAGCCGACCCAGAGCGTGCCGGCGACGACGCCGCCGAGGATGGTGCCCATGACCGCCGTGATGGCGACCGCGACGCCGAGGTTGGTTCTGATCCAACTGGCGACGGATTCAGCCACGTCATTGTCCGGAAACGGTGTCCGTTAAGATCATGTGTTCAGAACGCCTAAAAGCTATATTTAGGACAGGGGGAAATGGGATGTCCGTATACGGTCGTTTTCGGACAGGCCCATTCTTGCTAACGGGCGCGATAAACATCGCTAACAACGTCACTCATTGGCCTCCGCCAACAGATCGTAAGCCCTCAGATTCACCAACTCCCCTCGGGAGTCTCTTTCGTAATGTCCACGCACCTCGCGCTCGATCATTTCTTCCAGGTCCATCCACTCGTGCCGATTCATGCGGATATTCGGATGCAACATGGAGAACGCGGCGAGTACTTCCTTGGCGATTTCCCTGGCTCCAGCCCAGACTTCATCCGGGTCGTCACTCACCGCATCCTCGGCACGCCACCGGCACAGGTCAGCAAATCAAATGCGAACCACACCAGAACGATCAGCACGAACGCGATCAAAACGACGTTGATGACCTGCATCACCACGCCGCCCGCGACGCCGAGCCAGCCCAGCACGATCGGCAGCACGATGCGGCCGATGGCGACCACGGCACATACAATGATGAGCCAGATCAGCAGCGAAACGAACCAGGCGGCGGAGAAACACATCAGACGCTCATCCCTTCCGGTACTCTCGCATTGCACGGTTCGCTCCAACCTAGCGGAACTCTCACTTAACTCGGCTCGCTCCCATAGCACGGTGCTCTCAACGCGCGCGGCTCACTCCATTGCCGTGGTGCTCTCCCGACTGACGGCTCACTCACCTCGACCGGTACTCTCGAACCATGCGGCTCGCTCGATCTCCTCGGTACTCTCGTCGACCACGGCTATAAACGGTCATAAGCACCCTCCATGCCCGGCACCACATCGAGGTTCGGCGGCCTGACATAATGCACATGTCCGCCGTGCGTGATCACCCACGGTTTCGGCGGTAAAATGCCAAACTCGATGAAGTGCGCCACGGCATGGTAATCACTCAGGAATCTCTTGACCGCATATCGTTCCGACCGCAGATGGATACGCGCCAGAGGCAACCGTCCTTTCTCATACTGCTTGCGCGCCTCCGTATCTGCGCCGAATTTCTTTGCCTTTAGCGATGTCTCGGCCTGCTCCGCGTAGTCCCCGGCCTCGTTCTTCCGCGTCTCATACTCCTTCCGCTCACGGTATATCTTGCCATACACATCGCGCTCGTTATTGGAGACCTTAACGAAACTCTCACCGATCAGAAAGCACAACCGCTTCAGCGAACCATTCCAGGGACGTTTCGTCGCCTTGTCCCACCGGGTGGTGGGATCGAGCCCGGCAAAGCGCCAGACGTGGCCGACCGTGGGCGCCTGCCGGATGTCGATGTTGGCTAACAGCCCGGCGGTGATGATCGGCCCAACGCCAACGATGGAACGCGCCCACACGCCGAGCGGCTTGCCGCCCGAGTAGGCGTCAAGTGCCCGCGCCACCTGCTTTTCCAACGTCTCACGCTCACCCGCCAACCACGACATAACGGCGTGTGGCTCCTCGGAAAGGCTCAACGTGCGTTCCTGATGTGCCGCCCTGATCCGGTCACGTTGCATCGCGTAGTAAGCGTCAACCAGGAATCGCGCCTCGTGATCGCTCAACGTGATCGCCGCGTTCCTGAGATCGCGGGTCAGCCGGGTGATCGAGCCGAGGGTGGTCTCGCTGACCTCGATGGTTTCACTCATCGTTTCACACGCCCATCCACGCTGAGTTGTTGCCGAGGCCCTCATACATCGTGACCGGCTCGCGCAGCGGGCGCGTCAGGATGCTGTCGATGTCGGTGGGCCGGGCCTCGCGCAGACCTAAAGCGAGCGTCGCCAGGGCATCGACCGCGTGTGAACTCCAATCGTGAACCGGTTCTGGCTTAAAGACGCCCATGCGGTCGTTGAAGTCAGCGTGATAATAGGTCGCGCACTCGCGCAACCGCTCCGTCTTCACACGATCAAGCCAACACCTGGGTAGCAACATCTTCACCGCGTTAATGCTGTCTGCCTTCGCCTGCTGCGGCACCACACGCGTCTTGAGACCGTGCCCGATCAGCGTTTCCTGACGGGTCTTCCCACTGCCGAGTTCACGGGCCGCCGCGTCGTGCGGCAACAGGTGGGTCGCGTACCGATACGGCTTGCTGTCGAGCCACTTCACGTAGTGCGTGAGGTCTTCGTCGCACGCTTCGTAATAATCTATGACGTGGATTTCGCGCCCCACGACCTGCGCGCAGACGACCACGGTAGGATCTCGGATTCCCAAATCCCACCCGGTCCACACCGGCACCGATGGATCGTACGGCACACCGCAAATGCGTCCGTCAGCGTCCATCGCGGCCATTTCGTTACGATATATGGCACCTCGAATAGCGGCCTCGAATGAACAAAGAAGCTCCTGGCTATAGGTGTCCTCTGTCATCATGCGCCGCATTTCGGCCAGTTCGGCGTCGTCCAAAATGCCGGTCTTGTCGGCTCTCAATACCAATGAAAACCAGTCAGGGTCAGATTGCGACAGTTCGTAAATCTGGTGGAAGTGGTTACGCCCCTTCGGTGTTCCTATGAACACAGCCCAACCTTTTCTGTCCGCCAGCGATGGACGCAACACTTCAGGCCACGCGCGCGGGTCCATGTCGCCGAACTCGTCCAATACCATGCCGTCATGATATGTGCCGCGCAGCCTGTCGTAATTGTCGCAGCCATACAAACGCACACGTGCTCCGCTATTAAACGTCACCATCAAATCGCTCTCACGCTGTTCCACACCTGGAACGCTCGCGGTAA